TTACAGAGGGGGGTAAAGTCAGCAGGGGGGAGTTGGATGGACACCATCCCGCCCTCCCTCACTTCCAAATTTTGTGCTAATCTACGCATACACGCATGGGGATTAGGGCAAAGTTTCGGACGGGCCGTCAGCCGCACCGATGAGCCACAACCTGACGGATTAGTCCCCAGCCGTGTTGGATAAGACAGGAGAACCTTATGGCTAAAAAACCCAGACACATTTTGAAGTACCTTGAAGACCCAAACACTTGGGACAAATCTGCTTTTGAGACTGCCATCCGCGCAGAGGTAGAAGCAAGCACAGGTGCGCTTACTGCAAGTGATGAGTTTCTGATTGGCTCTTTGGTTCTTGTTGTTGACAGCTTGCTGACAGCCCAAATCAATATTGCCGAAGCTGGGCATGTGACTGTCTATGGCAACAATGAAGGTGTGACCGCTTGGTACAAGATTCGCACTGAGATGACCGACAAGGCAATTAAGATTCTTGCCGAGCTTGGACTGGTTGCCCGTGGCAGACCAAAGCTGACTAACAAAGTATCTGACATCGATGAGTTATTCGCCACAGCTTGAATCGGCGTTTCAGTACGCAATCAGCGTAGTTCGTGGGGATATAGCAGCGTGTGAGGATGTCAAGCTGGCTTGCCAGCGGTTCCTTGACATGGTTGAGCGCAAAGATGCGCCCTATGAGTTTGTCCCTGACAAAGCTGAACACATCCTAAAGTTTGTCAAATTTTGCCGCCATGTAAAGGGACCGGACGCTGGCAAAGCCATTGAACTACAGCCATTTCAGATTCTGTTTCTGGCTGGCATCTATGGCTTCCGTGCAAAGAATGATGTCAACACTCGCTGGACAACAGATGTCATTTTGTTTGTGCCGCGCAAGTCAGGCAAGACCACTATTGCGTCCATCATTGCCCTCTACGAATTGCAGTTTGGCGATGCTGGCGCAGAGGTGTTTACGCTGGCTACCAATCGTGACCAAGCGTCTATCTGCTTTGACTCATCTAAAGCCATTGTGGAAGGCATGAAAGCAGAACTAGCTGCCAAGTTTATTGTTTACCGCAGTGAACTAAAAAAAGCTGGTGATTCGACATCTACTTACCGCGCCCTGTCCCGTGAAAACAGGAAGACTGGTGACGGTAAGAATCCGTCTGTGGCGATGATTGACGAAGCTGCTCAGATTGTGGAACGGTCCAGCATTGAGGTGTTGCACTCTGGTATGGGTGCGCGGAAAAACCCACTGCGGATGTATTTGACCACCGCCAGCTTTACCAAAGACACAAAGTTCTATGAGGACTTGAACCATTTTCGTGGTGTGTTGCGTGGTGCGGCTCCTGACAACTTTAAATGGTTTGGCTTGCTGTATAGCATTGACCCCGGTGATGAATGGAGCAATCCTGATATTTGGGGTAAGGCTAACCCAATGCTGGGTGTGTCAGTTACTACAGAACACATCAAGCACATGGCTGAAGAGGCATCTGCCAAGCCAGCCAGTTTGAATGAATTCTTGTGTAAGCAGCTAAACATCTATGTGTCTGCCAATGCCGCATGGGTGGACAGGCGCTTCTGGGATGAGTCTATTGCCAAGCTTCCAGCCGACAAGCCTGAGTCCACATTCATTGCATTTGACTTGGCGCACAGCCGTGACTTGAATGCTGTCTGCACTTTGCACAGGTATGGCGAAGAGGACTTTTATGCCAAATTCCAGTTTTTCCTGCCAGAAGAATCATTGGACTTTGTGCCTAACCATTACAAACCAATTTACCTACAGGCTCAAGCAAGTGGTATCCTAAAGCTCACTCAGGGTAATGTGACCGACCTGAATGAGATAGAAACCTACATCAAACAGGAGTGCTTGAACCATGATGTTAAAGAAATTGCTTTCGACCCCTACAACGCTGCTGCACTTGTTGCGAACCTATACAGCCACGGGCTACCTGTTAAAAAGGTGGGCCAAGGTATGGCAGTTTTGTCAAACCCAAGTAAAACGACTGAGCAGCTTATTCTCAAGAAAGCCATAAAGCATGACGGCAATCCGTTTGTCGGCTGGCAGCTAGGAAACTGTGAGGTTTACACCGATGTCAACGGCAATGTGAAGGTGCGTAAGAATGAAGCCGACCCATCTGCCAAAGTTGACGGTATCATTTCCATGATTATGGCGTTACACTGCCATTTAGATAATGTTTTCGTTACGGAATCATTTGGCTTTAGGTCATTAGATTGGTAGAATGTGCGGGAATAGGAGAAAATCATGGGACTTTTGGATGTTTTTAGCAGTAAAAAAGTAACAAATAATGAGAGCAACTCGTTGTTTGGTCAGACTGCATTGGGCAACAATATTGTTTACCAAAGTAACAAACAGCAGCCAAATGTAAATACCCAGATACTCTATGTCACGACAGCCAGCACGACCAATGCTGGTCGCCCTGTTGACATGTCAATGCTTACTCGCAACAGCACAGTAATGTCCTGTATTGCGATTAAAGCCCGTGCATTGGCTCAACTACCAATCAACATTAACTGCGAAACCGAAGATGGCGAATATGTAAATGCCATCAAAGATAAGTCAGTTGGTACGCGAGATAAGACAAAAGCCAAGCAAGTTGCCAAGCTTTTGAACAACCCAAACAACTTCCAGAGCAAATATGAATTCTGGTATCAGTGGCTCATGTGGTATGAGCTTGCTGGTGAAGCATTTACGCTGTGGTGGCGCAAAGACCAAGAGTCTGCAACTGAGACTCCGCTGGAAATGTATATTATGGACAGTACATTGATTGCCGTGACAATCAATCCTGCCCGTTACCCTTCTTACCGCCTGTCTACACCGGCATACGGCTTTAGCCGTGACCAGCCACTCAAAGCGCATCAAATCATGCATTGCAAAGAGATGGCATGGCAAGGTTCTGCCGGTTTCAACAAAGGTATCTTGGCTGCTGAACTGGTTGCCTTGGACCAAGACATTGACCTGTACGCAAACTATGTGATGCAGAACGGCGCGAAGCCATCCGGCATGTTCTCGACCGATGCTGTTGTACCTGATGCCAAGTACAAAGAAATTGCTGCCCGTCTGAAAGAGGCTTGGAGCAATATGGTCGGCTCACGCCAGTCTGACCCATCTAAGCCCGGTCAAGGCATGTTGCTGGACCAAGGCATGAAGTACACGCCATTGGAAATGCTGAACTTGCAAGACGCTGATGCAGCCAACTTGAAGATGCAGACCATGCGCCGTATCTGCGGTTTGTTTGGTGTGCCTCCACAAATGATTGGCATCATTGACGGCAAGTACAACAACAGCCAGACACAAATGGATGAGTTCTACAAAGGAACCATGTACCCAATGTTGGTCAACATCCAAGAGAAGCTCAAGCAACACTTGTTCACGGGCTATCCATCATTGTGTGTTGAGTTTGACACTAGCGACTTTTTGAAGGGCGCTCCACTGGACCAAATGAACTTTGCGACAGCCGGTGTGACCAATGGAATTATGACTCCCAACGAAGCCCGTGAGTATATGGGCATGCCAAACATTGAAGGTGGCGATGAGTTGGTGGACCCTAACAAACCCGCTGAACCGATTGCTGGTTCAAGCCCTCAAGATACAGGTGGCGGTGGTGGTTCACAAAAGAAGAAAATGAATATAGGAAAGACTTGATAAATAATGCGAACTGATTCAAAATATCTGGTAGCATTAGCAAAACAGGTGCGTAAACCTGTAATACAGTTGCCTGTACTTTTAGGGCAACCCCCTAAAATACAAGACAACAACCAATCTATGGCTTTAGGGGCTATTAATGAAGCAAATGAATCTCATCTGCGAGGCGAAATTAAACCTAACGGAAAAAGCCGCAAACGGCGAACCAACAGGAAAAATTGAAGCCCGTATTACCTCTTGGGGACCCCGTGAGGGGGTTGACGGAAGGCGTTTTAACTACCAGCCTGAAGGCTTCATGGAATGGGCAAAAGAATTTGCTGCTTCCGGTAGACCGCTTCCAATGTTTTTGAACCACAATGCTGAGTCTATGCCTGTTGGCGAATGGACAACCATTGAGATGGATGAAGAAGGCATGACCGCATGTGGTCGCTTGTTCCTGAACACCACTGCTGGCTCAGACTTATATCAAGTGATGAGCGAGTCGCCGAATATGTTTGGTGGCGTTTCTGTTGGTGCTTACGCTGATGAATATCAGATGGTAAATGCTGATGGCGAACCCGACCAATCAGAAGACGCTTACTTCCAAATCACTAAAGGTGGTTTGCGCGAGACTAGCGTTGTCATGTATCCAAATAATCCTAAAGCAGAAGTAAAGAAGCTGGAATATTTCCGTGCTGATGGCTCTGCTGATTTAAAAGTTTTGGAAGAAGCCTTGCGGGATGCCGGGTTGTCCAAGAGCGATGCGGTCGCTGCCGCATCAACCTTCAAGAAAGTTCTGGAACAGCGTGATGCTGCAACAGAGACACTTGAAATTGCGCCACAACAGAGTGACTCTGGTGCGGAAGCGACCGAAGCAGAAATTCTCGCTGCTCTTGAGCAACGCGAACTTCTAAGACTCCTCGACAAACGACTGAAAGGTTAATCATGTCAAAAGAAATTATTGAAAAATTGGACGCTATCGAAGCTAAACAAGCTGAGAGCGTTGCGGCTGTTGAAGCCAAAATCCCCGCTGCTGTTGAAGCTGTTAAAGCTGAATTCAGCGAAATGGTTGCTGCTCTGGAAGCCAAAGTGTCTTCTATCGAAGCTCCCGCTATTGTTAAACCTATCGCTAAGACAGTTCGCCAAGATGTGAACCGTTCTGTGCGTGAGCAACTGGCTTCTTTCTACAAAGGTAACAACCGTGTAGAAAAAGAACTGCAAGTGTTTGCTGATGAATCACAAATGCAAGCATACATGACTGAAGCTTCTGCATTGACAGGCTCTGGTAACAACCAAGGTGGTCGCACAGCTTACGATCCAGTGTTCGTTGCATTGCGTTTGGCTAATCCTTTGCGCGGTGTTTCACGCACTGTTGCAACCGATGGTTCAAGCTATCAGTTTCGCGTGAAGACGGGCAACGCTGGTGCTGCTTGGGGCTATGCCATTCAGAACAACGGCGCTGCTACAACTGAAGATACATCTATCTGGCAACTGGTTTTGCAAGACTTGAATGTGCAGTTCCCAATTCGTACTGCTGCATTGGATGACATCGATGGTTTGGAAGCCAATGTTGTTGATGACATGCTGGCTGAATTTGCACAGGCAGAAGCCTTGTCCATGATTCAGAACAATGACCAAGGTTCTACATCATTGCCATACGGTGGAAGCAACGGTTTGCGTGGCCTTGACCAGTACGCTGGCGCTAACGCTACATACACTGGCGGTACAACTACTACTGCTGCTTTCGGCTCTTCTGGAACTGGTTCTAGCAGCGGCTTGCACAGCTTGGCAACATACGACCAG